CCGGCCATAAGTGGCAGCGGTGGGCGCGACAGTGGTGTCCCAGAACTCAAGAATCCCTGCATTGGCGCTTCCGACCACGTCGAAAGCTTTAATGCGGGTTCTGGCCTTACGGATAAAGCCGCTGCTGTGGAGGTGTCCGGAAAGGATATCTGACGCGCCCATTCTGCTATACTCCTATTAGGCGTCGTAGCCGAAGATTTCGATCAGCAGACGACCCGCGGTGTAAGCCGCGTTCGAGGTGCCCTGACCAACGAGATAGAGGTACTGGTTGGCGGCGATGTCAGTGCCAAAGACAGCCGACCCCAGAGCCAGAGTGCCAGAGTTGATAATCTGGGTCTCTGTCAAAGTCGAGATCGCGACGTCCTCCACGCCCGTACCTTCGGTGGCCGAGTACAGGTCGATGTCGGTGTCACCGCCAACAGGGAGCTCATAGCAGGTCATGCGAACGCCGAAGACAGTGCCGTTGTTGGCAGTCGTGATCTGAGCAATGTAAGCCACGCCCGCACCGTTAGTACCAATGATGTCGCCAGCCGTGCCGCCCGACTGCAGGCCGGTCAGGTCGAGCATGATTGAGGTGGTCACGATGCCGTTGTTGCGGGCAACGGAGGTCTCGTAGACGGTGCCCGTGCCACCGGTGATGCCAACACCTGCGGGGTTTGCGATGCCAAAACCGAACGAGCCGGTGAGGGTTTCAGCGCCAGTGGTGCTGTTGACGGAGATGGTTTGGAAGCCGTTTTGCGAACGGACGGGACCGCTAAACGTGGTATTGGTCATGGCTTTTTCCTCTTGCACAAGGTTTCGCCGCGCAGTCTGTGCAAAGTCAGGAAGGGCGTCCTGTCTGTGCGGCTAATGTTACCCTTTGCGGCAGTCTACACGGGGCAGAGGCAAAAAGAAAGGCCCACCGAAGTGGACCTTTCACTGCATTCCCGAAGGAGGTGCAGGGGATTACGCGCCGATTGTACCGTACACGCAACGCGGGTCCGAGAAGCCGAACGAGTAACGCTCACGAGCCTTGTAGCGCATGTTGCCGGTGTCGAAGTCAGCTTCCATACCGGTCGTCATGGCGGTGCGCTCGAAGTGGATGAAACCACGGGGAGCGTCCGTCTTGACGAAGTATGCGTCCGGGTCGGTCAGGAAGTCGTTGACCACATAACCTTCCGGCAGCATGCCCATCGAGCGGATGGCGTTGACGTCGTTGTCGGCGGTGCCGACGCGAAGGTTCGACACCATCAGGCGTTCTGCGACGAACTGGAGCTGGCGAGGAATCACCAACTTCGTGCCGCGCAGGGCAACCTTCAGGCCGCGCTCGTCAACGAAACCAGCGATGTTGATCAGAGCGTCCTCGAGCGAGGTTTCGTTCAGGTCGGCATCAACGGTGGGCCTGTTGGCGAGGGTAGCGCCGTTGACCAGCGGGTGGTTGGTGGCGCAGAGAGCCACGCCGTCGCCGCCAGCCGAAGCACCCGCCGTGAAGGCGTTGTTCAGGATCGAGGCGGCTTTCACCTGCTTGGTGTGGGCCATCGAGCGGGCGAGGGCACGAGTGTAACGGCTGCCGAGGCGGTCGTACAGGTTGTCCTCGATAGCTTCCTCGGTGATCGAGAAGGCCAGCGCGATGGTTTCGTGGTTGTACCGAGCGGTGTAGGCTTCCTGAGCGTCGTCGTACGAGATGCCCGAGCCTTCCGATTTGGTCGGTGCTGCGCCGAAACCGGACAGCATAACCTCTTCCTCGAATGCACGATCCGAGGACTCGGTGGTGAAGATTTCAGCATGCTGGTTTTCATACCGAGCATACTCCATGCCGAACAGAGCATTGAGACCGGGCTCAAGCTCTTTCGCAAGTTGTGCGCGCGAAATTGCCATTGGTCAGGTCTCCTTATGCCACCGTGCCTTCAGAATCAGCCTGAAGGAGTGCATGGTTGTTGAACATCACGATCATCTGGATGCCTGCAGCCGCGAAGTCTTGGCTGGTCGGATCATCGTAGATGCCGAGAATCTTGAGCGGAAGCGACGCGTTCGAAGCATCGAGCGTGGCGACATCCATGCGGGCCGACGATTGACCCGAGACGGTCGAGCCCGAAGTGCCCGAGTCGAACTGGGTGTTTTCGAAGATCGCCGCACGAGCCGTGGCACGATCAGTGAACGTCGCGTCGGTTCCAATGATGAACCGCTGGGTGGGGTTGTCATAGACATACCCAACGATGTCGAAGTTGGTGTTCGCGCCGGAACCGGGCCAGTAGTTCGACCAAGTTTTCTTTCCAGTCACGGACGAGACATACTCGCAGCCTGCGAATACGCCGAGGTGTTTGTAGGTGTCGCCGGAAGCCGAGCCAGTGATGGCGATATCGCCGCCATTGACCGCGATGACCGGGGAACCGTTGTAGATCGCAGAAGCGCCCGAAGCAATAAAGTACGCATTCGTACCTTGGCTGTTGGGAGCGCCACCCGCGAGGTTGATCGGGCGAAGCCCGAACGCACCGGAAGAGTTAGGCATAGACGTTGCTCCTTATCAGTCGGACGATTTTCGTCCGCCAAAAGATACCCTGCTTTGCCGCTGTTGACTGATCGGCATCGAAGGGTGTTGCTCTTTCATCAAGTCCTGATCCACAGCCGTCATTTGTTCGCGGGTCCGGTTCCCGTAATAATCGGTTCTTTCTTGGGCTGTCTCGACAGGTACACGAGTCAGGATCAGGCCGCCGTTACCAATGACACCGGCATGCTTGCCGTCTTCAATGGTAGGAGCTTGGTATTCCGGGTGGTCTTCCGCGCGTACGGGCTCGTAGCCCTGACGCAGTCGGTTGAACACGTTCCCTTTGTCCTCTTCGCCTCGAATCGAAGCGCGAATCCACCGGTGCTTGTAGCCCTCAGGGGCAGCAGGTGCATCCAGAACACTGGGCGGAGCCCAAGGCTTGCGGCGAGTTTCTTTCTCGCGGGTATCAGCAGTGCGGGGTGTGCGGTCCATGTTCTCAATCCTTCACGTACTTGGCGTATTCTTCCAACGGGACGTTTAGCCGTTTCGCGATGGCGACTTGAGATGGCGTCAGCCTCACTGTTCGGCGCTCCTGAGCGGTACTGCGGGACGCGGAGGAGCCAGCAGGTGCGACCTGACTTCCACCACCCGGTTTTTTGGCCGCGAACTTATGAGGAAACTCCGTCCTAAGCCGCCGGTCGATCTCAGTATAGTACTCATCGCTCGTCGGGTCAAACCCCTCGTCTTCGACGAGTGTCTGATGGATGGCGATAGCCGAGGTGGTCAGGATGCGATCCTCTCCGAACCACTTGTTCTTCTCGGCCCACGTCTGCGCTTTGGGGTCGGGCTTTGGCGCGACCGGGGCCTGAGCCACCTGCGCGGCGGGCTGCTGCGTCGGGGCTACCGCCTGCTTGGGGGCAGCCTCAGACTTCTGCTTGGCCGTCGCGTAGCGCTGCTTTTCCAAGACAATCTTGGACAGGTCTTCTTGCGCCTTGAGCATGGCATCGGAGTCGCCGCTCTCATAGGCTGCCTTGTAGGCCTGCTTGACAGCGACCTCTTGCGTCTCAAGACGCGCGCCGTACTCAGACAGATAGCCTGTGTCCAAGGCCTGAACCCGGCTGCGGAGCTGCTGGTTTTCCTGCAGCAGCCGCTGGGCCATACGGGTGGCCTCTTCGCGATCCCGCTCTTCCTTGCGGTACTTCTCGGTCAGCCGCTTGATCCGAGACTGGACCTTGCTGCTATAAGACTCGAGTTCGTCGTCCCCATCAGGGGCCCGCGACTCTTGGCCTGAGCCAGAAGAGGCCGAGCTCTCGGGAGCCTCGGTCTCGACAATGATCTCTGTCTCGATGTTGTCGTCGTCGTTTTCGGTGCTCATGAACGCCCTCACACGTGTTGAATGTCGTCGGGTTCGATGATCGTGGCGATGACCTCATCATCGTTAATGATCCGGACCTCCCCGCCATCGATCTTGAATCGCGATCCGGCATAACGCCCGATGCAGACCCACTCGCCCTCTTGGCACCAAGGCTCGGCGTTTTCGCCAAACTTGTTGGGGTCCTTGTAAGCCAGCGGCCCAAGTCGCATGACGTAGGCGACGACTGTCGCCAGCGCCTCCCGCTCTCGGACCTGATCGGGAAGGATCAGGCCGCCGTCAGTCTTCTCCTTGCCGCGGTACGGCATGACAAGAACGCGCCAGCCCGTGGGCTGCGGCAGTCGGTCAAGGAGAGGTTTGTCGAGAAGGCCCGGATCAAGGACCCGTTCCTCGGGCTTGACGTAGGGGGACGTGGCTGGCGCGGTATCGCTGACCGCCTTGTCCTTGTTGATCCGTGCTACGACGTGATCAGGAAGATATAGCTTCGAAGGCATCTTCGGTCTTTCTCTCCAGCAGGGCTTTAAGTTCTTCTCTGGCGTAGACGAGGCCCCGTATCTCGCCAACCATACTCTGGTACTGTTCCCAGTTTCCCGGGGAGCCAGAAGCGACCATCTCTACGAGGTCATTTTCCCGCTCTCTCAAAGCTTTATACAGCGCTTTCGACAGGCTAACAACATCCATGCAAGAACCTCCGCATAAGTTTCTTGTTCATCGCATGAAAGTGTCAGCCTGTCACTTCAGAAAACACCAGAGAAACGCTGCGGCCGTGCAATCCGACTGAAGGCTGTCGTGATTGTCGGCTTCGGTTTCGGAGGTGCTGGAGGTGCTGGTTTCTTGGCCATCACGCCATCCCCTTTGCTCGACGCTGTACGTCAATCCGCTCGCGGTTTACCTCGTTGCGCTCGTCCGCGATCTGCTCCTGCAGGTCCAGACGGGCAGCGTCCGTGACGGCGCGCTGCTTCTGGTTCGCCACGTCAAGCATAATCTGCGCCTGATCCATCTCGGCCTTACGCTCTTCGGACTGGCGCTTGAGCTCCAGTTCCCGCATGCGGATGAGAACCAGAGGGTCGGACATCGGGTCTTGGGCCTGAGGGATAAGACGAGGCATCAGCTCTTCAAGAAGCTCACGCTGACGGTGCGCGACAAGACGGTCCATCTGCGACGGGTCCTGCATGCCCGCCTGCAGCTGCTGCAGTGCGGCATCCATCGTCTGCTGTGGGGCCTCCCCACGATCAACGCGGGCCTGAGCAGCCTCGACAGCCTGAACGATCTGGGCTTGGACGTTCATCCGAGCCTTGAGACCGAGGTGCTCCATGAGGTGCGCATAGAACACGCCCATCGCCGAAGGCGAAGTGGCGACCAAGGGGGCCTTCATAAACGCCAAGTGGACCTCGATGTGTGCGTCATGATCCTGCTGCGGAAAGGCCTGCGCCAGTTCGCCCATCAAGATGCGGGCGTTCTCTGTGACCGGGTCCACGGGCTGCGGCTGCGGAGGCGGCGGCAGAACTTCGTCAATGTTCTGAACCTCAAGCGCCTGATACATCCGACGGTACGCGGCATGCAGGTTGTGCATCTGCGGGGCAGACTGGGCAAGCTGCAGCTGCGTCTGGGCCAGAGTAACCCGCTGGGCCATCGAGAAGATGTTGGGATCGCTTACCGGAACGACGTCGATACGGTCGTCAAAGTCGGCCGCAAACACCGTCCGCTCAGCGCCCGCAACCTCGTAGGGGTATTCCTGCGGCAGGTTGTCGGCGAAGATACGGGCAAGGATTTTGAACTCGCAACGCTGTGCATAGTGCAAGCGCTTGTGAATCGCCGACATAACCTTCATGCCGCGCTCGAGAAGCGCGACGGTCGTTCCGACGGGCGCTTCTTGGTTCATGCTGCTGGTCTGCTCATCGGCCAGAGAGATGAACCGGCGGCCGCCGTCGATCAGGCTGCCGAGCAGCGTGGCCAAGGTAGCGCTGGGCTCCTTGTACGGCAGCGGGATGATCGAGTTGCGGATGTCGCCGCCGGGAGCGTCGATGTCCCGGAACTCGCCCGGCTGGATCGGCTCGTCGCTGTTGCGGACGCGGATGCCCCGGGCCTTGAAACCGGCCGGTAGGTTGGCAAGGGTGCCTGCGTCGATAAGCTGGCGAAGAATAGACGTCGCCGCCCGGCCGAGGCCTCCAAGCATGTGCACGAGACCAAAGCCGTAGAAGCCAAGACCCGGCATGAACTTGTAGTGCACGAAGTACTGAAGCTTCTTGGCAAGCTCGGTGTTTTCCTCGAAGTTCCGGCGAAGAGACAAAATCCGGGACGAGCCCTTGTCCAGCGTAACGATGTAGGGCAGCTGGATTCCGGTGGGATTACCCTCCGGATCGAGGTCTTCAAAGCCCTCGAGATCAAGGTTCACGTGCATCTCGAGAAGTGTGTAGGTGTCTTCCTGATGGGACCGCGAAGTCCCTTGGAGTTCGTCCACCTTTTCGCGAACAGGGTCCAACTCGCCGTCGTAGAGCGAGAGCTCCACGTCACGGTACGTCCCAGACACCTGCATCTTGCGGATGTCGTTCTTGTCCATCCGGAGGACATGGGTCACGCGCGGGGTCGTGTTCAGGTCCGTTGCCGAGTACGGGACGACGATGTCCTGCGCCGGGACAAACTTGGACACCGGGCGCTGCATGGCAACGTCCCAGTAGACCTTCTTGAAGCAAGAGCCGGAGAGGGGCAGATAGAACAGCAGTTGATCCATATCCGGGTCATACTCTTCCATGACCTCGGTGATCTCGTAGTTCATGAAGTCCTTGACGCGGCTGGCTTGTGCCTCGCGCTCAGGGTCCTGAAGGCCCATAACCGAGGCCTTGACAGGGCCTCCCGCGGGCAAGAGTTCCTTGTAGGCCTGTGCCTGAAACTGTGTGACAGACTCGGCGATCATGGGGTGGGTTACACTGGATGCGCCTTGGAAAGGCTCCGTGCGCTCGACAGTCTTTACCCCAAGCAGGTCAAGCCCCTTGGTGTAGGTTTCCTCCCAGTCCGAACGGGACTGGAGGTCGTCCTCGTACGAGGCCAGAAGGTCAGAAGCGATCTCCCTTAGGTACGAGTCCTCCAAGTACTCGGCCAAGTTCGCGTCGTGCGCGATGACCACTTCCTCTTCCAAGGCGGCAAGCGCTTCGGCGATGGCCTGAACGGTCGCTCCACCGTCCGCCTCTTGAGTGACGATTGCGCCACCCGAGAAGTCGTTGAGCGCAGGGAGCGATATCTCGGCCTGCGGAAGTTCTTCATCCATGCCCCCTTGCATGAATCCGCCATCGGTCAAAGAACCAGCCATGCGCGGTGCAACAGCCATTAGTAGTACTCCCGTTTGCGTGGGATGAAGTCATCCCCGGCTTCTTCGCCATCTAATGCCACAA